TGACTGCAAAGTCAACACATGCAGCGCAATTGTATCAAACAGGCATAATCACCCAGAATGAAGCAAGGGAAGCGCTGGGGCTTGAAGGTCTGGGAGGCGGTGACACGGTCAAGCCTAGTTTTATGATGGGCAAAGAACCGCAGGATCATAAAGCTGTCATGGAGCCTCATAAGATCAGGAGCAGGGTCTTTAGGCAGCGTGAGCAGGAGAGCATGGGGTTATTCAACAAGGTGGCCAAGGAGTTCAGGCAACAAAGGCGTGATGTTATTAAGGCATATGAAGCGTCCAAGGGTGACGTGGGACTATTCCAGCAGATTTGGAGTAGGGATGCAGCCGACCGGATTGAAAGCCTATCCGTTGTTCTGAATAAGACCAAAAGAAACATTGTGGATCGTGTCGGGCTGGCACAATTGCAAGAATTGCATAAGTGCTATGGGGCTAGGAACATCAAGCAAAATGAGGTTGAGTTCATGTTTGATGCTTTTACAGAAAGTGTAGGCAATTGGATTGTTAGCGATACTGCCAGAAAAGTTGCAAAAATTGATAGTACAACTCAAAGGCAAATCGGGCAGATCGTTCAAAATGGCATTGATGAAGGGTCAAGCATCGTTGAAGTTGCCGAAGATATTGACGGATTGTTTCTAGAGCAGATCATTCCTAATAGGTCAATGGTCATTGCTAGGACTGAAGTATTGCCCGCCATTAACTTTGGAATAGTTGAAGCGGGGAAACAGTCCGGGCTGGCTCTGAACAAGCTCTGGATGGCTACTCCGGATGATAGAACCAGGGACACTCATAGTGCAATGGATGGTGCTGTCGTGGGTCTTAATGATAATTTCAACATTGATGGCGAGCTCTTAGGGTTCCCGGCAGATGGAAGCCTGGGCGCTAGTGCTGAAAATGTCATACAATGCAGGTGTGCAGTTGCGTTTGTGGAGGCAAAAAAATGATCGTTAAAAGTTTTGAGTTAAAGGCTGATGAGCAAGTTTTAGACACGGGCATTTTCGAGGGCTATGCAAGCATCTTTGGAAATGTTGATAGAGTTGGGGATGTGGTGCTTGCCGGTGCATTCAAGGACACTATTAGGGCAAACAATGGCTATATCAAGTTACAATATAATCACAAGGACACAATTGGCATTGCTACCATTACCGAGGACGAAAAGGGACTAAAGGTCAAGGCAAGCGTCAACCTGGACGTTCAAAAAGGGCGTGAGGTTCTGAGCCTAATTAAACAAGGGGCTATTAGTAAAATGTCCTTTGCATACGATGTGCTAGAAGAGGTGCAAGCAGTTGTTGATGGAAAACAAATTTTTAAACTAAAAGAGTTAAAAATTTACGAAGTTTCGGCCGTAGACTTTCCCGCCAATGAGGCGGCAGAAATTATGGCAGTCAAATCCGACAGACTAAGGCGGTGTCAATCTAGTGTGATTGACTTAACACTCAATCCGCTCGAAGGTCTACAATCATACGTTTCGTCTTTAGGAGGACTGAAAAAATGACTGATAACACAAAACAATTGATTGATGAGCAAAACAGGCTCTGGAAGCAAGCACAGGATGCTAACGAGAGGCATCTTGAAGCAGACAAGAAGTTCAAATCTGACTTCACCGAGAAGTGGGACAAAATGAATGGCAAGCTTGACGAGCTTGACGATAAATACAAAAAAGCAGTAAGGTTGCAAGCTAGTCCTAGCGTCTCAAAAGATGATGTGAAGCAAGAGTATAAAGGCTTGTTCCTTGAGTATTTACAAAAAGGAAGATCAGACTTTGAGCCGGAGAAAAAGGCAAGAATTGCTAATCTAGCACCGCAATGCTTTAAGGCAGATGTTTTAAGCTTGACAAATGCAGCCGGTGGCTACGCTGTGCCCGAGAACCTATACCCTGAAATTCAAAGGAATCTGCTAGAGGTCAGCCCGTTAAGGGCGGTCTGTCGCAATGTTGTCATTTCAGGCAATGCTTTAAAAGTCAATACTGCTACTACTGCAGCAGCTGCCTGGGATGCTGAAGGCACATTTCCGACAAGTGAATATGACCCTACGTTCAGCTCACCAACGACCATCACCCCCTATGCTCTGAATGCTTTTGTGCAAGTATCTCGTGAAGCCCTGGTTGATATCCCAAATATTGAAGGCTTCGTAATGTCAGCCTTGGGGGATGCTATAGCCCAAAAGGAGGGCAACGCTTTTGCAGTCGGTGATGGTAGTTCATCGTATGGTAGCATTACAGGCCTAACAAGTGCGTCAGGTCTGAACAACAAAGGTGCTGCCGCTACTGGAGCAGTCACAATTGATGAACTGATGGACTTGGCATATGGTCAGACTAAGCAGCAATATCAGTCTCGTGGGATGTGGACTTTCAACCGGGCAACATTAAATGAACTGAGGCAGCTAAAAGATTCAAATAACCAATATTTGTGGCAACCTGCAGTTGATGCTTCAGCCCCGGCCAACTTGCTAGGATGGTCTTATTTCATCTCGCAAGATTTACCGTCCATGGCAACGGCAAAAAAACCCATTCTTTTCGGCGATTTTGCACAAGGGTGCTTAGTAGTTGATAGGGTTGGTATGACAATGGATCGTCTAGTTGAAAAGGACTATCCGTTTATAGACATCATCTTGTCCAAGCGTACCAGCTTTGCAGTAATAAAAGCTGAGGCAGTAGGGCATATCACAATGGCATAAAAATTCCTTTCTCAACCTATTGGAGGATGGCCATCCCTACAGCTATCCTCCACCCACATTAAAAAAGGCAAACGATGGCGACAAAACTCATATCAAGCTCAGAGCTTAAAACTTATTTAGATTTTAGCGGCACGGGTTCTGACAGCCTATTAGATGAGCTCATAGAGCACGCATCTAGCCAGATTGAGGTTTATTGCGACCGTTTGTTCAGCGCTGAAACTGGCAGAGTTGAGTATCCCATTGGGGGCTTTAACGCGTTGCATCTAAAACTGTACCCAATAACAACAATAACAAGTATTTACGAAGACGCACAAAGGGCATTCGGGTCTGGGACTTTAGTGGCTGCAGCAGAGTATTATAGTTCGGGCGATGCTGGGAATAAGGGGTTAGTCATTAGAAAAGCCAACTGGAGGCGGGAGCTCTACCCGGATACAACAAGCAGGTGGATCAATGGACGGGATGTGCTTAAAGTCACTTATGATGCCGGCTATACTGTTGCTTCAGGGATAACAGCTGTCCCTGATGACCTAAAAAAAGCCTGTATAAGACAAGTCAGTTATCTTTATGACCGGCACAGGGGTCTAGGGACTACAAGCGCCAGCGGCGGTGATGGAAGTGCTAGTTTTATTGGCGGATATGATCTACTGGCAGAGGTTACAGCCGTTTTGCAGAAATATCGGAGGGTGTTACCGTGAAATATAAAGCATTGGTCACGACTAAGGCAAGGGTGTCAAATACTAGAACTGTTTTAGTGAAGGGGGAAGTCTACGAAATGTCAGACGTAGATGCAAGGCCTCTGCTGGATGGTGGTTATATAGAAGCCGAGAAGAGCAAGAAAAAGACGAAGGAAAAGGTTGAGCTTTGATTGTTATGATGATGAGAGCCAGCGCTACCGCTTCGCTAGTGCCTGCTGGTGTCAAGGGTTTTGAAAAAGCAATAGGCAAGCTCATCGATCAAAAGGATGAGGCCATAGAAGATACTGTAAAAAGGGCAACTATTAGGGCGCATAAGCGTGCTAAGACTACAAAGAGCGGTGGGGCTAGGACATGGATGACAGATGCACAGATAAAGCAAGGCTTTGAAGCTCCAAGGGGGAATACAAGTGCCATGGGGTATGTGCCAGTAGATACAGGGTTGCTTAGGGCGAGCATTCGTTTTCAGTTTAAAGGTGAAGGAGCGAACACAGTAGGACTTGTGTTCAGCGATGTTGATTATGCTCCTATGCAAGAGAACAATAGGCTGTTCTTTGAAGCAGGGAAGCAAGTTGCTATTGATGCTTTAAATGAGGATTTTGACAACGCTGTGGACAGAGCAAAAAGCAGGGCGGAATAATGGCAAGCATACGTGAGCAGATCATGGTGCTGGTAAAAGCGAAGCTTGAAAGCGTCACTACTGCAAATGGCTATAATACAGATGTGCAAGATGTTTACCGGGTGAAAACAACGCCATTAAACCAATGCGAGTTGCCTGTCATTTTTGTCAATGAAGAGCGTCAGCAGGTTGAGCAAGGCGGTGATATGGTGAACATGGGGTTGCACTATTGCAAATTGCCTATCAGCGTTGAATGCTGGCTGAAGGATGATTCGACCGAGAAAGGAACGCAAGTCAATGCTTTCGTGGAAGATGTCGTCAAGGCTATATATACAAATCCCCAATGGAACAATGGATCAAATGAACTGGCTATAGATACCCGGTGGCTAGGTGACCAACCTTTGTTAGAATTTAGCAGCTCAAAAGGGTTTAGTTACCTTGGTGCAATTGTAATATTCGAAATTCAATACCGCCATAAGATTGGCGATCTAACAAGTTTAGCATAACAGGAGGCTAAAAAATGGCAAACCCAACCGCTCACTTAACCAAAAAGTCTGTAATACTCGCAAAAATGGAAAACACAGAAACCACTGCATCCGGTACGCCCACTACAACTGTGATCGAGACAGGTGCAACATTTGTCGCGGATGCTGAAATAGGCAACTTTGCAACCTTTGGGGATGCTGCCACTCTGGATGCTAGCGCTAATGTTGAGACAAGGATCATTAGCGATAATACAACTTCATCATTAACCTTGAATGAAGCTTTAAGCTTCACTCCGTCTAGTGGTGACTATGTGAGCGTCAATCGGTATGGTACAGACCCTACGCCCACGGTTGCAGCCAATGCCGTCCTAACCACAGCACCTAGCATTACTGTGAATGGTGAAGTTCTGGAGCGTGAGGCAGTCAGGAAAACCCTAAGCCCCTTAGACCCACAAATAGGCAACAGAAGCATAGAGATCAGCTTCAGCGTTGAAATGAAAGGTAATAGCAAGACAAGCACAGTCGCAAATGTGCCAGAGGTCGACCCCTTGCTGAGAGCGTGCGGGTTTGTTAGAACCTTAGCAACAAATGATCGTGTCTATTTGCCTCAAAGCGATTCTAGCGAGAGCTGTACAATTTATGCTTACTTAGACCAAATGGTCTATAAAATTACAGGTTGCATAGGGAATGTTTCCTTTAAGACGGAGCAAGGCAAGTATGGGATGATGGATTTTACGTTCAAGGGCTTGTATGCAGATTTAGCTGATGAAGCTCCAACAGGCACATTTGCTTATGATACAACACTACCTCCTGTCTTAAATTCAGCAGCATTCAATTTCACTTATAGCGGAGGAACTGCAGACACGGCCTTTAGCGTCTCAAAGTTTGAACTTGATATGGCAAACGAAGTTGCCGAGCTGAGGAACATGAGCAATACATCAGTTGGCCCTGAAAGATTTTATATAGCGTCTAGGAAGCCGACAGGCAGTTTCGATCCGCAGCAAGTGCTGACAGGCGATCATAACTTGCATAATGCGTGGGCGCAATCAACCGCTATTACAACGATGAAAATGACATTAGGGACTACTTCCGGCAACAAAATAGAATTCGATCTGGGAAATGATACTAGGTTCAACTCTATAGCACCAGCTGATGATGGAGGCATGAGGCGCTTTGAAATGGGTTTTAATATGGGCAATGATGTAAATAGCAGCGATGCTGAGCTGAAGATCAGCTACAAAGGTGATTAAATTTGAAGGCCACAGAATACTTAAAACTTAGCACTAAAATAGTTGATTTACCCAGCGGCATTAAGGCTAGGGTTCGGCAAGTCAAGGTAATGCCTTACATTATTTCAGGACAACTGCCCAATGTTTTTGCTATTGAAACGGGGCAGCAAAAAAAGGATGGGCAAAGCTTGGAGGAAGCAAGCGAGCTCTTAACAAATATTCTCTGTGACGCGGTGTGTCATTTAATGTTCGATGATGCCGAAATGCTGCTAGTGAATAAACCGCAGCATGAATGCAGCAAGGATGAATTAAGCTATTCTGACACACTTTCAAACGATGATGCCAATGCTCTATTTGCTGTGGCCTTTGTAGATTTAGTGCCGGCCGATGGAGGTGCTGGCAATTTAAAATCGTTTCGTACATCATCGGGAGAATAGCTTCATTGTTCATCGTTTTTGTGCTGAGTATGGAAAGTGGCCACACGAGATTTTAGATTTAAGTGTTAGTGATTTTAGTTTCAGCTTTCAGCTGTGGCAGACGGCAAAAAACTTCGAGCACAAAAAAGGCAGCGAAAAAGAGAACAAGGCGAAAACTGTGCAAGTT